GATGTGTATAAGAGACAGGTCCATGCCTGCCCGATGCCCACCTCGCCCACCATGAGCGCATCGGCCAGCGCGAGGTCCGCAACTAGATCCGCGGCGTGCAGGCGGTCGACCACCAGACTTGCACCACGGGCGCCGTCGATCGCCAGAGCGGACGCGGCGTCTCGGCTGTCCTCCACTGAGTCCGCGATCATCGCCGCGTCGGATGTCAGGCTGCGTCCCGCCAGCCGGTCCTGCGCGTGATCGCCAGCCGTTGCTGTTTCCGCGGCGCTCTCGCGCACGCGATATACCGCGTCGTCAGAGATCCGCGCAGCATCTTCAGCGCGCACGCGGCTCGTGCGCGCATCCTCGACGGCCCCGGACGCGCGCGCACTGTCTTCCAGCGTCGCGCCGATCGCATGCGAGATGTGTTCGACAGCCTGCGCTGCGTCCTCGTGCAGCAGCAAGCGAACTTCGCTCAGGCCGTCAGTCATTCTCGCGCCGTCGGCGACAAGTACCGCAGCGTGCAGCCGGTCCGGCGCCGCATCAGCAACTTGCGCGGCATCCTGGACCAAGAAGATCCGCCGATCGGCTGCCTCGTCCGCCGCGGTCGCAGCGTCGACGTGCGTCACTCCGATCGCGACCAACAGCACGGCGGCGATCCTGGCGGCGCTCTCGGTGATGGCGCTCAGGCCCAGCCACGTCGAATCGCTCGCTACGGCAAGGTCGGTGGAGTCGTCCCGGTAGTTACTCATTGATGATCCCTATGAAGTAGTGAACCGTCTTGTGGTCGACAAGGCCCGTGTGCCCGTATCGCGTGCGGCCGCTGCCATTGCCGCCTGTGTCGGAAATGTTCGCGTAGGAGGTGTGCCCGGCGAACACCTTCGTGCCGTCCTGGTAGAACACGTTGCCCAAAAACACCTCCGGCGATAGAGAAAAATGAAAATCGCCCGGGTCTTTTGTGGAAAGCAGTGCGGGGTTTTGCAGAATGCTGACCTGATTCTTGTATTTCTTTTCGGGCTCCGTAATCTGCTCCGGGATGACGTATTCGTGATATTGCGGCTTCGGCTCGGGGTTCGTAAGCAGTGCTCTAGCCCCGTTTAGTCCCTCATACATGAGCCACGTGAAATCCGCTGGGAGACCTGAAATCCAATCGCCCTCGTCCGCCCAATCCGAGCACTCGGTCGGGTTGTAGTTATGTCGTTCCACCCACAGCCTGTTGGGGGGGATTTCTGTCCCAGGCTGCGGGGTATCCATCCAGCTCGTGTCCATGTCGAACGCCGCCCAATGCCAAGACGAGTCGTAGGTCCAGGCGTCGTATATGTTGGGATCATGGATTGACCGCCGCTCGGCCTTCTCGCTCTCGCGCATTTCGTTGATGAAGTCCCTCACGCCATAGACGATGGCGTCGCGCATGAAAAACGGGGTGTAGCAATAGACGGACTTTCCATTCCCAAGGTAATGCTTGACGTTGGTCACGCGGCCGTAATAGCGGCTCCTGTAGATCGTTGCATCCCGCCCGAAATAGGCGTGGAACGACAGGGTTGGGTAGGACGGATAGCCCAAATCCTCACCCTTGATCGTGGTGAGCGTGTAGCTCTCCGCCGATTCTTCGCGATCATCAAAGTCGGTCGTGTAGAGCTCCCCGATGATCCTTGCGGGCGCCGAATACCGCTTCTCCGTCCATCCGCCGACGGTCATGCAGTCCTCGAAATCGGACTCCACTTCCTTTTCAAGCTCTTTCGGCTCGTAGAAATACTTGACCACCTTCAGGTCGTCGCCGATGTAGTAGCCATAGACCACCGTGTCGCAGCGCGGGTACTCCTCGGGGATCTCGAAGTCGTACAGCCCTTCGATGGAGTGCGAAATGCAGCCTTGGAAAGCGGCCTCGGGCAACTTGAGCCCGCCAATCCTGGTCGGGTAGATCCAGCCCTTCGTGACGCGAGAGCATGAGCCCGAGTGCTCTGCAATGGGATCGAGCTTCAGATTGTCCCAATAGTCCACGTCGGCACCGCCGTCGTTCGTCGCAGCCCGGCCGAAGATCATGCTTGGCGCCACGCGGTAGAGCTTGTACTTGATGGCCCGGTCGCGATCGCGATTTCCCGATGTTTCTCTCAGCAGCGCCGCGATGTATCGATCGACCTCTGCTTGCTTGGTCTTGTCCGGATGTTCCAGGCTCTGCGCGGAAACCCACCCGCGGCGCGGCGCGGCGCCAAGCCTGAGCCGGATCTTGAATCCGGCGCAGTGAGGAACCTTGTCGCCCGGGTTGAAGCCTGTCGCGGTGTTGAATCCCTCCGTGCCGTCGGAGTTGAACGACCATCCGCACAGCGTCGTCATCGGATCGAGGTCGGAGAAGCCGCCGTCGTCGCACACTTTGACGATGGCTCCGGCGCGCTCCCAGGCCGAAGCGTCCGACTCAAGCGCCGGGAATCCCTCTCCGGACGGTAGGCCGCCAAAGCGGTCGAGCGCCCACAGGATCTCGGTATCGCCCACTTCCTCCATGTACTCCCGGAAGGCTTCAGTCGTCGTCGCCGGAACAATGGGTAGCGGCATGGCGTAGACGCCGCGAGCATCCACCCGGGTGAGCCACGGCGCGCCGCTGCTGTCGAAGGTGACGCCGTTTGTTTCGTAGGGTCGAAAGTTGAACCGGAGCCGGCCATCCTTGGGTGGCAGGCCGAGGTAGCCTGGCAGGCGCGCTCGGTCTCGCTGCAGTTCCAGCTTGATGCGCCGCGCTACGACGTCGGGCAGGACCATCGTTGCCCGCTCGACCGGATCTTCTGGCAGCTTGTCGAAGTCGTGCCGGCCGTAGCCGACCGCGATCTGCACGACCTCGGCCATCGCGCCAGACCACCAGCCAGGGCGGATGTACGCCGCCTGCGTGGCCAGGTACTCAATTTGCTTTTCGGCGAAGTCGTTGAACTGCTCGGGCAGCCGGCAGTTGAAGCGCATCAGCGCCGGAGGAATCTTCTTCGGCGTCGGGTTCGCCTGGGTGTTCAGCTCCTCATCCTCGTAACGCATCAGACGACGCCGCGCCATATTGGTCAGACGGATCTTCATCGGCACATCAGAAGGCGCGAGCCACGGCGGCCCGATCGTCCCGGAGAACAACATCGGGATGAAGCCATGCGTGACTCCATGCCCTTCATCAGGTTGCGGCTTCTGGTGCTGGTAGATCAGCAGGCGCAGCACGCCGCCAGCGTCCACCGCAACTGCGGTGGCGCCACTCGGAAGCGTGCGAGCCATCTTCAGCGAATCGAGTCCGCCGAGCCCCTTATGGTTCGTGAGTCGACGAACCAGCAACTCGGCAGCCGCGGCATCCTCTGCGCCAAGCTCGCCCTCACCATAGAAAAACCTGCCGTGGGGGCGCGGCTGGTGCATGGCTGCTTATACCGTGAGGCTCAGGCGATAGCCCACCTCGTAGGTGTCACCGCTCTGGAAAACGCGGGCCGCGGCGTACTTGGTCGCCGACACGAGCACGCCGGTCGTGCCGCCGCGCGTGCTGTTGGTCAGCATCGCCGCGCCGGTCACGTTCAATTGCGAACTGGTGGCGATCGTGACGGTGGCGACACTCGCCATGTTGTCGATCGACCCGGTGGACGTGTTTGTCGGCGTCCAGGCCGGGCGAGTGGCGTTTGTGTAGCCTTCGGTCAGGCTTACGATCTCGCTGGCCGCCGCGGCAAAGCTCGCAGCGGTCCAGTTCGCCGCCGGGGCTGCTGCGCCGGAGAAGAGCGCGAGGAAGTAGCCCGCGGGCTTCGCGGTCGAGCCCATTGCCACGTTCAGGATGTGCGCGAGCCCTTCGGTCGGGATCAGGTTCTTGGTGCGCTGCCACTCGCCGCCGTTGATGCGGTCGAAGTATTCGCCGGCCGCCAGCACGCCCTGGCGCGGGAAGTAGACGCCCTCGTCGGTGAGATCGTACTGCTCGCGATCAAGCGCGAGCGCGAGTTCGTTGCGGAGGTTGCTCATAGGATGCTCCTTCGGTCCTATGCCGCACTCCTGCGCAGCGGATGGGGATTCAGCTTGATACGGCGGTGATGATACGTCGGCCAGCCAGCACGGACGAGCCGTAGAGGGAGGTGATCCCCTTCAAGGTTCCAGCCTGGAGCTCCAACATCGTGCCGCTGGCCGTGCCCAGCACATAGCCGTTCTCGGCCAGCCACACCGCAACTTCACGCCCGCCCTCGGCCGCCGCGCCGACGGCTTCGGCCGGCAATCGGATCGAGGAGCGTGGGACTGGCGCGCGCGACGCCAGCCGGCGCACCGAGAACCCTTCAGGCGTGGCGCCCTCGAGGAACGCCACATGATCGACTTGCCCGATCCAGATCCCGCCCTCCACCGGCTCGATGAAAGTGATCCGCTGCGGCATCTGCAGGAAGCCGTGACGCTCGTCATGCAGGTGGTAGCCCATCGCCTCGGACCAGCGCAGCACGTTGAGCCGGACGGTCAGCAGCCGGCCGCGCCAGTAGCGCAAGAACGCCCCGGCCGGCATTGGCGACAGGTGGCGGAACTGCGCCGGCCGCCCCAGCTCGGGCAGCAGTGGCACGTCCACCGGATCCGCGTTGGCCGGGTAGTCGCCAGCACGCGCGAGCTCGCCGCCGTCCTGGCGGGTCAGGTATAGGCGCACGCCGGTAACGCTCGGATCCATGCACAGCGGGAACGCCACGCGCAGCAGCCCGCCCTCGCCCGCCTCTACGAAGGTCGCCTCGGAAGCCTGCGACTCAAGATCACCTCGCAGCCACGCCACGGCCGCTCCGTATGTTCCGGCGGCGAGCGACCCGCCACCCAGCGCGGCGACCAGCGGCGGCGCCGCGCTGTCGAAGGTCAGGCGCTGCGCGCTGCCGCCGTCGAAGACGAAGAGCCCGGCTGGGCCAGACACGACCACCCGGTTGTTCAGAACCTCGTGCGACACGTCACCTTCGCCGATCGTGACGAGCGCCTCATGCGTCCAGCTGGTCGGATCGACCCGCGCCCACTGATTGCCCAGGGTGCCGAACACGTCGCCATGGAGCGGGCTCTGCCACAGGTTGCGATACGCGGCCGTTGTGACCGGGCGCACGCCTGAGCGTAGCTGCGGCAGGCCGGATTCGGTGATGTCCACGTTGACCGCGTCTCGCACATAGAGCTTCGGCGTATCACCGCCGCGCTGGAGCGCCGCGTCCTCGGCCACGTTGTTGATGCCCGCCATGGGCAGAAGAGGGATGTCCATCAAAAGGCTCCTTTGCGGAACTGGTCGGCGTTGCCGTCGGGGCGGATGAAGTGCACGCCGGGGCGGATGTCGGGCGTCCCAAGCGCAGCCACCGGCTCGGCGCTGTGCGAGAACACCCGCAGCGGGTCGGGCGCAATTGTGCGGCGCGTCACGCGCATGCGCTGGCTGAATGCCTCGACGTCGTACTCTGCGCGCATGGCGTCGAAGCCCTCGGGATCCAGCCCGCGCACGCGGTGCGAGATCCACGAATCTCCCAGCAATTCGGAGTCGATGCCGTCGGGGATCGTCGGCATCAGCGGCCCGACGCGCAGGCCCTGCCACATGTAGGGCGAGTCGTTCTGTCGCGGGTTCCCAAGCCGTTGCATCAGGTTGCCGACGGGGCGAATCTCCCGGTTGAAGAGCTCGATGCGATGCTCTCCGAGATCGGGGCGCTCGACCCCATCGGGCGCAAGCCTGTTGTCCGGAGGCATCGTCACCGCGGGCCTGCCATACAGCGCGGCGGCGAAAGGCTCGAAAAAGCGCACGTAGGCAGTCCCGGGGATCCGCGGGTAGCCCATGCGCAGAGCCCGAATGCCAGGCGGCGCAACAGTGATGCGCGCGTTCTCGACGCGCGGCTTCGGCGGGACAAAATCGAGATCTTCGTGCACCCACCTCACAGATGACGCATAGATGGTGGCATTGCGGTTCTGCACCACCGCACGCCCCCACTGGATATCTGCTCCGCCGCTGCGGCGCTCGTCAATGATGTGCGGCGGCGAACCTCCGGGCACGGGGTGGTTCACCCGCGCCTGGGGGGGGGCCTCGATCCCGGCGTAGACCGTGTGCGGGGAGAGGCGCGGCCTTCCCATGGGCTGCGGCATCAACTCGATGAAATCCGCGCCGTCGGTGCTGGTGTCGCAGTAGATGCGCCGGTGCTTGTGCTCAATGTTCGGCTGCGAGACCGCTTCGTAGTCGTGGAAGCCGAACGGCACGCGGATGCTGTTCGCCGTGATCCTCGCTGATCCGAATAGCGTGCTCGGGTCGGGTTGCTCGACCAGCAGGAATTGCAGATTCAGCGCCGGAGCTGGAACTTGGCCGTACTGCTTGGTTCCTGGTGGGCGGATGCCGTAATGCTCGCCATTCGGATCCTCGGCTCCCGGCGCAAGGCTGTAGTCCGGCACGTACAGCCACACCCACTGCGTTGCCATTGGCGGGGTGCCCGTCTTCTCGACCCTGAGCTTGTCGCTCACGACGACGCTGTTTCGCCCTGCCACAACGATGCTGCGGCGGCTGTCCGCGATGGACGTCCGCCCGAAGATCTGCGTGCTAGATCCTGTCGGGCTGACCGGGCGCCATTGCAGCCGCACGCGCGTGTTGCCGTACTCCTCCATGTTGTAGCCCCGGGCACGCAGTTCGGGCGTCAGGTTGCGCACGACAGGCTCGCCGAACCGATCGACCTGCAACCACCGCGGGGTGATCTTGCGGAAGACGATCGAAAGACTCGCCAGCCCGCTCCCGGCTGCAGGCGCACCAGGCGGCTCGACGTAGCGGGTGTAGAGCCCGACATAGGGTAGATCGATGCGCGGCGGCAGGATGGCGTGCCGAGACTCGAGCGACAGCCTGCGCACCGCATCGGCAATGAACGGGGTGCCGTAAGCGTCGGTCGTGAAATTCCCGATGCGCCTGAGCTCGCGCGATCGGTTTTCTGCCCCGGCCGCGCCAAAGAGCGTTGCGATCGCGCCCGCCGGCTTAAGCGGAAACGCCTTGTTGAACGCACAGGCCCACGATGAGATGTACGGCGGCTCCATGCCCTCGATCGAGAGGCTTCGGATCCGGTGCGACACCATCCCGGCCTTGTAGAACTGCGCTGGGTCTTGCGGCGCCGCACCTTTGGGGAGGATCTGGCGAGCGTTGTTGTCGATCTGAGCGTAACCGAAGCGCGCCGCCACGAAGCCCTGCAGCGGCGCGCGCCGGTTGCGGTTTGCGATTCCGGTCCAGGTCTGCGCCCACTCAGGCGCCTCCAGCCCGCTGCCGGTGATCGGGCGCTGCTCAATGTGCTGGACCAGGTTGAAGGCATGCGCGCGCCCCCAGCGCTCTTCCGGCTGCCGGAAGGTCGTGATCGCCTGCGGCCGCACCTGCTGCTTGAGGTTGTAGGTCGTCGCCAATCCGAACAGCGTGCCGAAGCCATGAGGATAGGCCGACTGCGACTCAGGGATGATGCGCGCGCCCCAGCGGGTCGCCTCGTAGCCGATCGGCCCAAGGTGCCGGGTCGTGCCCACCATCGGACGGGACGCGGCGGGACGCCCGATCGACTCCGGGACCACGTAGCGAACGGCTGGGCTGATTTCGTGGCCGACGCCGCAGAGCGCCGACTCGAATCCACTCCCGATCATTCCTCGGACGCTGTGCTCAACCCGGGCCGCGCCATAGATGTCCGTCTTGGCGCCACCCCCATCGAGCGACAGGAGACGGCGCTTGGGTGCCACGGCGCCGTCTCCAAAGGTCGCGGCATCCAGGCCGGGCGTGCCGAGCTCGCGGAGCCCGTAATCGATCCACGGCCCCGGCATCAGGAGCGAATCGAATCCGGTTGGCGCGAAGCTGGGCGTCTTCGTGAGCGTCGGCGCCGAAACCTGCGGGAATGGCGCCGGCAGGCCGGTCGTCATCAGCGCCCGGTGCCGGTAGCCCGCAGCCGCATCGCCGACCCTCAGCGCCTCAAACCCGGGCGGCGAAAGGTCCAGCGCTGCGTTCTCGATCGTCGCAGCGCCGGGGCGAGTCGCCATGAAGCCAGTGACCGGAACAAGGCGGTTCAGCGCGGTCACGCTGCCCCAG